GATCATTTTCATTCCGAATCCTTTGCAATCAAATCAAGCTGGCACTGTTTCAATTCCTCTTGGATGTTTTCCAGTTGGTAGATGTATTCCCGCAAGCGAGACTCCAGCAGGCCAACATGGTAGGCAAGGCGGTTAGCCGCGGGTTCGCCTCGATATTGCTTTTCAGCAACGTCTCGCATGGCTTCAATAATTTGATCAATTGGCATTTATGCTCTCCAGTAAAGAACGTCAAGAATGACCACCACAATGGCGGCAACGGATACGACCCACAAAGCGACTTGTGACCAATCTGTGGGCGGGGTGTACTTTTCAATATCAAACATGGTTGTTCCTTTATGGGGGACTCTGCCCCCGTTGGGTTTAAACAAAATCAAAACTGTATTCAGCGCCAGGCGTAACAATTACGCTAATACCGTTGCATTCAAAAGCGGTTTGCATTTTTGATGCTTCACGGGGAGTGCAGCCAGAAACAAAAAGTGTTCCGTTGAAATATTCAGCAGCCGCCATAGGTGCAGCTTGATTTGCTACGTTATTTGCATAGATTGCAAATTGAGTTTCATCCATTACATACATTGACATTTTGATTTCCTTAAAAGACCCCGTGCGATTTGCTAGGGCATGAATGAATTATAAGCTGGCTTAACACCAAGTCAAGCCATTTCACAATTATTTTTTAGGTAGTTTCCCTAAGTTGTTCATAAAACGCCACAACCTCAGATTTGATCTGGTCAAGCTGCGCCAGCACGGTTTGCTGTTGTTCAGCCACAGTTTTTTGAGTGGCACGAATGCTTTTACTAACCCCCCAAGTTCTGCCGTAATCTTTGCAAACCGTCCAGTAATACATTTCGCCCTCTTTGCGGCTACCCGTCACCGTGGTGGTAAGCAGGCCGCCGTAGCGTTTCATGGTGGTAATTGTGATGCGGGTGGTATCGTCCAGCGGAAAATATGATTCTGCTTTCCATCCAAATGCACTTTGAAAAACTTTCATTTTCTTACTCCTTGATGTTTGCAATTTTTTTGGCGTAGGCAATTGCCTGATCCAACATGGTGACGGGATAAATACGCACTGGGGAAACAATCATTTCGGCATCGGTATCCAGCAGAGTTACGGCATAGCCTTTTTTGGTTTCGGTGACCAAAGAAGCAATGCCATAAAAAACATTTACAAAAGTTGCTACTTGCACAGTGTTTGAAATTTGAGAAATAACCATTTTTTTACTCCTTAGAGGGGGCTTGCGCCCCCGATTAATTAAGCTGCCAATTTGCCTACAGAATTCCAACCGTAACCGTCATCGCCAAGAAAACACACGCTGGCAACGGTCTTGCTGGGCTGTGTATCGCACAGGCTTATGTCCTGAATTTTTTGCATGATTCTTCTTTCTGTGTCGAAATCCAAACCCCGTGCGATGTATGAGCCAAAGCTGCTTTCACACAGTTCAGGCATTTCATAACCGTAGTATTTGCAAACTGCCTGCACAGCGCCCTCAAAAAATGTCATTGAATATTTCCGATTGACAAAAATGAAGTTAGCGCCAAAACTGACATTAACGCCGTTCATGCTGTTGTAGTTGCTGCCTTTGTAATCGGTCATGCCATCGAAGTAGCTGCCCTCAAAGGTGCTGACAACTGCTTTGACCTGATCAACAGTTGGGCCGTTTACATACTTGACATTGATAGAAGCGCCCATGCTGTAAACGCTGGAAGTGACGCTGAACTTGATGCCTGGGAAAGACTCTTTAAGAGCAGCCCGAACTAATTTTGCGGTTTCGGCACATGAGAGATATTGAGTGGTTGACATTTTGATTCTCCTTAAAAGACCCCGAACAACTCAGGGCATGAACGAAATATAAGTTACCTTAACAACCTTGTCAAATGGTATCTGTAAAGCCCCCTTAACTTTATAGGGTATTGACTTAGAGCAGTAAGTTGGCTTATCATGCAATGATGGAAAAAGAGCAAGCTATAAAAAAAGCAGGATCAGCAAGGAAATTGGCTGAATTGCTGGGCATCAGTCGAGCAGCCATTAGTCAATGGGGTGCAAACGTCCCGCAGGCACGGGTGTGGCAATTAATGGCCTTAAAACCGGAGTGGTTTGCAACTTAAAAAAAATTATGTATAATTCAACCCGTCTAGAGTGGCATCTAGGCGATAGAGGTGAATCGTTGAACCCCGCAGAGTACTGTGTGGTCTTGTCAGACGACAAACGAACTTTTGATTCACCTCAATCGCTTGTTGTTGCTCTCGCCAAGAGCCAAGACCACAGAGCATTTTGCGGGGTTTTTGCTTTTGGAGACCGTACTCCGCACGTTAGCAAGCACCTCAATCGTGGTGGCGCGGAAGAAAAGCGTAGCCAGTATGCCGAAAGGCTAGGGGGCAGTTCCCGAATAATCTGGTCGGCTGGTCGAATCATCAAGCCGAGGGGCGTGGCAATAGCCAGCATGATGATCCTGTTTAACAGGGGTGAAGTACCTTTCCTTTCTGCTCTACGTTGTGGGGTAGGGGGGTCTTTGGGTGAAATTAATTAATAACTAGGGATTCTGTATGTTGTGGATTATTGTGATTCTGTTGTTGTTAATCTTGTTAAAACTATAAGGAGACAAACTGTGACCGATTTATTTGGATTTCCTGAGCAGCCTAAAGTTACAGACCAAGGCTTTGAAGAATTTTGGGACGCATATCCCAAGTGCATTCGCAAAGGTGAAAAGGGTGCTTGCAAGAAAAAATGGTCAGAGAATTATTATTTTTACCAGATTAAAACCATTTTGAAACACTTGGAATGGATGAAAACAACAACGCAATGGTTGCAAGACAATGGTGCATTTATTCCAGCGCCAAAGGTTTACCTCAACCAGATGCGATGGGACGGCGCAGAAGTGCCTCAGATTGTTGCAAAGCCTGATCGTGACCCTGCGCTAGTCAAACTGGAAAAAGACCGCCAAAACGCCGTTTCTATGCCTGACGATATTCGTGCAAAGCTAGCTGCATTGCGGGGCAGGCAATGACACATGAAAGACTTGTTGCAAACTCAATCCTTGGAAGACTTAAAGACGGTGAAGAATTTAGCCAATCAGTCATCCGACTTGCGCTTAGAGACACAGGAGACATTGCGCCAAACCGAGGCCAAGGACTGGATCAGGCGTTACAGGAAGAAGATCAAGGAGGAGGGGAAAGCCGAAGCCTATGCCTGGTGGCACAAGACCTTATCCGACTTGGTGAAAAAACGTGGACAAGCCGCCGTTGATGATTTACGAAAGCGAATGAACGATGAGAGCAGCAAAAATTGACGCAAATCATGACCAAGTCGTTACGGCGCTACGGGCGGCTGGCGCTACGGTGCAGTCTTTGGCTGGTGTTGGCAAGGGTGTACCTGATCTGTTGGTGGGTTATCAAGGCCAGACCCTGCTTATGGAGGTTAAAGACGGGCATAAACCGCCGTCTAAGAGGGCTTTGAACGAAGACCAGCTAAGGTGGCATGGAAACTGGAAAGGCGGCGCATTGGCGGTTGTAGACAGTCCTGATGGGGCTTTACGCATACTTGGAGTATTGAAATGAAACCAGAAGAAGCAGCACAGGACATTCGAGACAAAGCATCAGCCTATGGTGAAGCCAAAGCCCAACGGGTTTACCTTGAGGAATTTCGCAAGTCAAAAAAAGCCTTATTGATGAAAGATGCCTTGTCAATGGGATTTGAAGCTGCTAACGCACAGGAACGGGAAGCCTATGCCGACCCCGAATATCATCAATTGCTTAAAGGGCTGGCGGCGGCTATCCACCAAGAGGAAACCCTAAAATGGGAAATTGAGGCATCTAGGCTTGATATTGAGATTTGGCGCACACGGGAAGCCACAAGTAGAGCGCAAGACAGGGCGCACCAATGAGATGCCCAGAATGCGGCACTTGGACAATAGTCAAAGAAACCAGAGTATCCACGGAAAACACCCGCAGGCGGCGGCTGGAATGTGCAAATGAACACCGATTTACAACACTGGAGACAATAATTGTTTCAAAAACACGAGTACATTCGATCAAAAAAGCTACTGAAACTGGTAGCGGGGCTTGATTGCCAAGCCTGTGGATCAGGGCAAATGGTGCAAGCGGCACACACAAATTGGGGCGGCGGCAAGGGTCGTGGCGTTAAGGCTGATGACAATTTAATAGCTGCTTTGTGCCTTAAATGCCATTACGAGATTGATCAGGGCAAGGATTTGACCAAGGATGAAAGACAATTTATGTGGAATCTGGCGCATAGCCTTACTGTTGCAGAACTTTGCAAGCAAGGGTTATGGCCTGCGGATGTGCCTGTGCCTACAATGGATATGCAGTTGTCTTAGGGGGGTGTTGCAACCCCCCTTTTTTTGATATAGTCCAAGCATGAACGAAGAAGTCGCCGAATTTGTTGCCACTTTGCTGCATAGCAGCACGGTTACGCATTTCATGCACTGGTCTACTGACAGCTTTGCCAAGCACATGGCACTAGGGGAATATTATGCCCAAATTATTGAATTGGTTGATCAATTTGCCGAAGCGTACATGGGTCGCTATGAACAGCTTAAAAAGTTTCCTGATGAGTTTCATCTCGAAAAAGACCCTGTAAAGTATTTGGACAACCTCAAAGATTTTGTCGAAGAAGCACGAAAAGAACTGCCTCAAGACTCAGAATTGCAGAATCTTGTTGATGAAATCGCCGATTTGATCAATTCGACTTTGTATAAATTGCGATTCCTCAACTAAGGAGAAACCCCATGAAAGATATGAACGGCAAATACGGTTATGGCAATCAGGCAAAAATGGCTGGCAACCCAGCCCCTGAAATGAAAAGCAATGGTAGTGTTAAAAACAACATTCCCAAAGCTATGACCAACATGGTTGGCGCAGACAAGAAATTTGACGGCGGTAAAACCAGCGGTGTGGCGTATGTCCATGACCGCAAGTGCTATCAAGACTAATGGCTATTTCGCTGTCCTCATTGATGACGGCGGGGCGACAAAGTCTTAACCCTGACCAGATCAGGGCATCATTGTTATTGCCGCCTGCTGCATCTCAAGCACCAGCTACGCCTGAACAATCTGCAAATCCAATTACTCAGGCGTATCAAAATCGGTATTTAAACGATTACGAGCAGCTTAAAGCGGAATATCAAGCCCATGAAGAATCTAAGGGCGGCAAGATCATAAACACTGATGTAGCACGGGAAATGTCGCCTGAGTACAGGGCTGACCGTACTAAATCTGCTGATGTACACGAGCCAGCAAGTGCTTTCATGAAAAGATATTACGCTGAAAAGCTATCGCAGCCGACCCCAAGAGACAAAGACAACACGGTAGTTTTCAGTGCTGGCGGTACTGGTGCTGGCAAAACTACGGCGTTAGATATGTTGGAAGCGCATGATCCAGCCCTTGCACGGGCAGAGATGATCTACGACACCAACATGAACAAGTTTGAAACTGCTGACCAAAAGATCAAACAAGCCTTGGATGCAAAGCGCAAGGTGCGGATTATTTACACCTACCGAGACCCTGCTGAAGCCTTAGAACATGGTGCATTAGCACGAGCAGATAGGATGGAAAAATCCAAAGGATCAGGGCGCACAGTACCAATTGAAGAACATTTAAAAACTCACATTGGCGCACGAAAAGTCATTGATGAACTGCAAAAGAAATACAAAAATAACCCTAAAGTTGATATTCAAGTTGTTGACAATTCGTTGGGCAGGGGCAACGCAAGAGCAAGCCAGCTTGACAAGCTACCTAAATTAAACGAAAATGAAGTCAAAAGGAGGTTACATGAGACCCTTGAACGAGTCAGAGCCACTGGAATCGGTGGGACTAAGCGCATCTCCGATGCCATCTACCACGGCACGAGAGGCAACACCCGCTGAACATCGAGAAATCAGGCGTTTTGAAGGTGAAAACAAAGGTTTTGCCGAGCGAATGGCTGCGGCATTGAATCATGCAGTTATCACTGAGGCGGCAAAGGAAACCAATGTCAGATAATTGTGGAGGCTGTCGGTTTTTCCGAGACCAGCAAGTTATGGGCGTATGCCGTTTGTATCCGCACCAACAAAACAAACACGAATCTGATTGGTGTGGTCAATTTGAGGCAAAAGCCACAAAAAAGGTGTACGACATAACCACCGACCAAACCAGTGAAACCCCTCAGAAGCGCAAATACACAAGGAAATCAAATGCTCAAGCCGTTGCGTGATAGGGTATTGGTTAGGCCAATCACCCGCAATTTGTCGGACATAATCTACGTCAACAACAAAGAGCCTTTCAATGAGGGAACGATTGTGGCGGCAGGCCCGATGGTGACTCAGGCGCAAGTTGGAGACTTTATCAAGTACGGGAACGGGGATTACCTTAACTGGCCTGTACACCGTATTGATGGACAAGATTATCAGATCATTCAAGAAGCAGACATTTGCGCTGTTGTGGAAGTGTGAGTAGAATAAAAGCAAGGAAAACCACTTCATTAACCCTTTTGTAAAAAATAAAGGAAATATCATGTCAAACTCAATTGCAACTGGCGTGGCATACGCTGACCCAGAATTCACCACTTGTTACGCAACCCAAGAAATTGGCTATTCGACCGCGGCCCAAGGCACAGTAACTCAGGCAACAGACAAGTCCACAGGCGTGACTTTGAACAAGTCTGCTGGTCGTATCACAATGAACAATGCATCATTAGCCGCAGGCGTTGCTGTGTCATTCATCCTGACCAACAGCACAATATCCATCAATGACGTACTGATTGTGAATGTTTCTAGTAACACCACTGGTAGCGCACTTGGCGTTTACACCACTTACGTTTCATATCTGGCTGCGGGTTCTGCCTTAATCACATTGCGTAATCTGTCTGCTGCCACAGCTTATTCTGAAGCAGTGATCATTAACTTTGCAATCATCCACGGTCAATCATAATGCCGTTGATCAAATCAATGACTCCCAAGGCAATGAGTAAAAACATTGCCAAGGAGATGCAAGCAGGCAAGCCACAGCGTCAGGCCGTGGCGATTGCTTACAGCGTTAAGCGTGAGGCTGAAAAGGCCAAAAAAGCCAACCCCAAAAAGAAATGACAGAAACTGCCGATGTACCCGCAAAGCGTCCAGTTGGTCGCCCAAGCCTATATGACCCCGCATATTGCGAGACTGTCAGGGATTTAGGACGCATTGGCAAGTCTGTTGAGCAAATCTGCTATCAGCTTAATGTAAGTCTTAGAACCATTTACTTATGGCGCGATGCTCACGAAGAATTTCTACACGCCTTGGATGATGCGAAGACTTATGAGCAAGCATGGTGGGAAGAACAAGCCGCTGCTTACATGGTTGAGAACAAAGAAAGCGATAGGCTGAATTCAACATTGTGGTCAAGGTCAATGGCTGCAAGGTTTCCAAAGAAGTATCGGGAAAGCACAAAGCAAGAAATCACGGGTGCAGATGGTGCGCCATTGCTTACAGGTATTCAGGTGACATTTGTAAAGCCTGAGTGACAACACGCATGAGGATTGCGGTGGGCTAGACCGAAAGGGTACTACGCCGTAGACGGGGAGAGAAGAAGCCCTAGACCGTCTGAACAGTCTTCAGCCGTGTTGGTATCAAGTAACGAAACTGTACGCCAGATAGCTGATCAGGTGGGTCTGCAAACCTGTAGGTCGCAACGCTGGTCACCGACAACCTATAAGGAAATGATTTGTCTGAAGTAGCCAGTGCCATTGCCAACGCTGAGTTTCCCATCAAGCTGCAAGGCTTATTTCAACCGTCCCGCTACAAGGTAGCCTACGGCGGCAGGGGCGGGGCTAAGTCATGGGGCATTGCTAGGGCATTGCTAATTAAAGGGGCGAAAGACTCAATCCGCATCCTGTGCGCCCGAGAGTTCCAGACCAGCATCAAGGATTCAGTTCACAAGCTACTGTCAGACCAGATCGAAGCCCTTGGGTTGATGGGGTTCTATGAGATCACCCAGAATAGCATTAGAGCCAAGAACGGCACAGAGTTTGCCTTTGTTGGCCTTAGAAACAACGTAGCCAACATCAAATCCTATGAGGGTGTCGATATTGCATGGGTTGAGGAAGCACAGACTACCAGCCGATTAAGCTGGAACATCCTAATACCTACCATTCGAAAGCAAGGTAGCGAGATATGGATTTCGTTTAACCCCGAGTTAGAAACAGACGAGACTTATCAGCGGTTTGTGCTTAAGCCGCCTGATGACTGCATCCAGATAAAGATCAACTGGTCAGACAATCCTTGGTTTCCCGAAACCTTGCGGCTGGAAAAGGATGCACTGAAAGAACGGGACGAGGAAGCCTATAACCAAGTCTGGGAGGGTTTGTGCCGCCAGACAGTGGATGGTGCAATCTTTGCCAAGGAAATGCAACAGGCCGAGAAAGAGGGGCGCATAACCCGTGTAGCTTATGACGCAACCAAGCCAGTTCATGCGGTGTTTGACTTGGGCTGGTCAGACAGCACCGCTATCTGGTTCTTGCAGTTTGTGGGCATGGAGACCAGGCTAATCAGGTACATTGAGGACAGCCAGAAAACCATTAGCTACTATCTGGCAACCATGCAAACCTACGGGTATGTGTACGACACCATTTGGCTACCGCATGACGCTGAGAATAAGACACTGGCAGCCGCTGGGCGGTCGATTGATGACATTGTGAGGGCGGCAGGGTACAAGACCCGCATTCTGCCTAAAGTGCCGATTGTGGACTCAATCAACGCCGCTAGAACGATATTCCCAAGCTGCTGGTTTGACCGTGAACACGCCGCCGATGGCCTAGCTTGCCTGCGCCACTACAGATATGAGGTAGACGTAGACACAGGGCAATTCAGTAGAACACCGCTGCATGATCATTATTCGCATGGGGCTGACGCATTTAGGTACATTGCCCTTATGATTAAAGAGCCTGCAAAGCGCAAGAAACAAGAGCAGATTGCCAATGTTGGCAGTTGGATGGGATAATCCCCCAATGAGTACAAAGGGCTAAAAATGTCTGACTATCAAGCACAAACATCAAGTGCCGACACACGCATCAACGAAGCCATTAAGTTTTGGCGGCTGGTTAACGATGCTGACAGTAATAACCGAGCCGAGGCGCTGAACGATATTAAGTTTGCCGCTGGTGACCAATGGCCTGTTGAGATTCAAAACAGCCGAAACGTAGAAGCTAGGCCGTGCCTGACCATCAACAAGATTGATGCCTACATTCGCCAAGTCACCAATCAGCAGCGCCAGCAGCGCCCCCGCCTTAAGGTACAAGCTGTTAATAACTTGGCTGATTACAAGGTTGCCCAAGTTATTGAGGGCATCATGCGTCACATTGAGGTCAACTCCAATGCCGACACCGCCTATGACACCGCCTTTGACTATGCCGTGCGTATGGGTTGGGGCTACTGGCGCATCAATACCCGCTATACGAGTGAAGATTCGTTCGATCAAGAAATCTACATTGACACCATAGACAACCCGTTTACCGTGTACTTTGACCCCAATTCTGTGCTGCCTGATGGGTCAGATGCAGAGCGTTGCCTTATTACAACAGTGATGGACAAGAAAATATTTAGGGAACATTACCCTAATGCAGATGACGGGGCATCGTTTGCCCAACGGTCTACAGGGGATGACACCGCAAGCTGGGTGACCAAAGAAGATATTCGCCTTGCTGAATACTTCTATATTGAGCGTGAAAAAGCCAAACTGTATTTGCTGAGTGACGGGACAACACATTTTGCCGACTCCAATACTTTCTTTGAACGAGTAGAAGCCGCAAAGTTGACGGTGCTTGACCAGCGGGAATCGTTCCGCAAGGCCGTTAAATGGGTCAAGATGACCGCAATGGAGATTATTGAGGAGAAGACATGGGCGGGTAAATATATCCCCGTTGTGCCTTGCTACGGGGCTCAGGTCATTGTGGACGATAAGCGCAAGAAATACGGTTTGGTGCGGTTTGCAAAAGACCCGCAGCGTATGTACAACTTCTGGCGCACCAGCATGACCGAGAGCATTGCCCTTGCACCTAAAGCCAAATGGCTGCTGGCTGAAGGTCAAGACGAGGGTCACGAAAGCGAATGGGCGCTGGCTAACATCAAATCAAGCCCTGTGTTGCGCTATAAGCAAAAAGACATTGACGGCGCACCAGCCCCTATCCCGCAGCGTCTACAGCCTGAGCCGCCACCTATGGGCATCATGGAAGCCGCTGGCGCAATCTCTGCTGATTTGCAGATGGTGCTGGGTATCCTTGACCCTAATCAGTTGCCAAGCGGCAATATATCGGGCAAAGCCTTGGCTGGTCAGCAAAATCAAGTTGATCTGTCTAACTTCCACTTTTACGACAATATGACCCGTTCCATTCGGCACACGGGCAAGATCATTCTTGATTTAGTCCCCAAAATCTACGATACCCAGCGGGTAATGCGGATCATTGGCAGCGATGGTCAGCCGAGCATGGAGACTATCAACGAGCAGAAAACCACAGATGATGGCATTCAAACGGTGCTCAATGATGTGACGGTGGGCGAATATGACGTAGTGATGGACACAGGACCAGGCTTTATGACCAAGCGCCAGCAAGCCGTTGATGCATTGATGCCGCTGATGGCAAAGCCTGAATTGTTCAATGTGGCGGGTGATTTGGTGTTTAGGAATATGGATTTCCCTGGCGCTGATGTGATTGCCGACCGCCTTGCCGCTATGAATCCGCTGGCGCAGATTGATGAGAAATCAGATGTGCCGCCGCAAGTGCAGATGGAACTGGCACAGGCCAAGAAAACCGTGCAAGATATGCAAAACCAGATGGCAGCGATGCAACTGGCGATGCAACAACGTGCCGACATTGAGCAAGTCAAGCAAGATTCTGAGACCAAGCGGGAACTCATGCGCCAGACCGCCAAAGCGCACAACACCGAAACAATGGCAGAAGTTAAAGTCAATGATCAGAACACCCGTGCCATTACCAGCCAGAACAAGACTGAGATTGAGGCGATTGTTCAACTGTTGTTGCACCGCATGGACACTAGCCGTTTGACTGAAGAAATTGACCGTAGAAATGCCGAGCAGAATCAGTATGCACAGTTTGCCGCCCAAGATATTGACATGGGACAAAGCCCATTACTTGAGCCGCAACAGCCGCAAGGCGCACCGCCAATGGCACAGTGATTGACGAATACATGATTTCGTGGTAAAAACCACAAAACCTTACCAGTTGGGTCAACTGGGTTAATTCTTAGGATCAAACCTATGTCAGAAGTACAGGAAGCACCACAAGTGCAACCAAGGCAAGCACAAACGGTGCTTACCAGTGAGAACATGGCTGAATTCACCGCCAAGAGGCTTGGGTTAGCTGATACAAGCGAGGCTGCACCAGCAGAGCCGCACAATCAGAGTGAGCCAACCGAGAGCGAGAAAGAGGCAACAGCGGTAGAGGATCGAAAACAGAATCCTAAGTTGGAGAAAAGGTTTTCAGAGATCACCAAGCAGCGTGAAGATGCGCGTAAAGAAGCGCAACAAGAACGTGAAGCTAGGCAATCACTGGAAGCAAAGTTGCGGGATTATGAGGAAAAAGCAAAGCCTAAAGCCGAGCAAGTAACCGAAGATGAACCGCAGCCAGAGCAGTTCTCCGATATGTATGAATACGCTAAAGCGTTGACAGACTATCGAGTAGATCAGCGATGGAAAGATGAAAAGCAAAAGGAAGTGCAGGCAAAGGTTCAAGCCGAACGAGACCAATTGATAAACACTTGGGCAAAGCGGGTTGACTCTGCAAAGAGCGAGATACCAGATTTTGAAGCAATGGTTGGTTCTGCTGATGTTGTTGTGAGCAACGAAGTGCGGGACGCAATATTTGAATCAGAAGTTGGCCCTCGTATCCTGTACCACTTGGCTGAAAATCCAGACATAGCTGAACAACTGCAAGGCATGACTTTGACAAGAGCCTTGGCTACAATTGGGAAACTGGAAGCAAAGTTTGAAAAGACTGAGCCTCAGACAAAGCCTACTGTTGGAAGAAGTAAAGCGCCAGCGCCGATCAACCCAATCAAAGCGTCTGCAAACGGGCCAGTTACAGAACTTGACTCAAACCGTCAATTTCATGGCAACTATCAGGCTTGGAAAGCAGCACGACTTGCAGGGCGAATCCGCTGACAACCCAAATCTTTTATAAGGAAATGAAATGAGCAACAATCTGCTTACCATCTCCATGATCACCAACGAAGCGTTGATGGTTTTGGAAAACGAGTTGACTTTCTCCTCTGAAGTCATGCGTAACTATGATGATCAATTCGCCGTTACTGGCGCAAAGATTGGCGCAACTTTGAACGTTCGCCGCCCTGGTCGTTTTATCGGTACATCTGGCCCTGCGCTGAATGTCGAAGATTTCAACGAAACCAGCACCCCCGTTACATTGTCAACACAATTCCACGTTGACACCCAGTTCACTACTCAGGACTTGGCACTGTCTTTGGATATGTTCTCTGACCGTGTATTGAAGCCTGCTGTAGCTGCCATAGCCAACAAAATTGACTTTGACGGCACAACAATGGCAAAACTGAACACTGCCAACATCGTTGGTACTGCTGGCACACCTCCTACATCACTGTTGACATACCTGACCGCCCAAGCCTACTTGGACGCAGAGGGTGCGCCTCGTGATGGTCGCCGTTCATGCATTATTGAGCCGTTCACTGGCGCAACAATCGTAGATAGCTTGAAAGGTCTGTTTGTGCCTAACACAACCATTGGAATGCAATATTCCAAAGGCATGATGGGTCGTGACTCTGCTGGCATGAATTGGAAGATGGATCAGAACATTTCTGCTCAAACTTTTGGTTCTTATGCTGGTACAGCAACCATCAACACAAGCACCGACACTGGCATTTTGACTTCTGGTTGGGCGCAAACTTCTGCACTTACCCTGTCAAAAACTGGCACATTCACCCCTAACGTTGGTGACACTTTCACCATCGCTAACGTGTATGCCGTCAACCCCCAGAACCGTCAAGCCTACGGTAGCAACAAGCTGCGTAATTTTGTCATCACTGCTATCAGTGGTAATGCCGTTACTGTTAGCCCTGCTGTTATCTCTGCTGGTCAGTTCCAAAACGTGTCCATCACAAGCCCTGGCGCTTCTGCTGTAACCCCGTTCAACGCTACTGGCGCAGTGTCACCGCAAAACATCGTTATGCACAAAAACGCTTTCACATTGGCTACTGCCGATTTGGAATTGCCTGATGGTGTGCATTTTGCTGGTCGTGCGAGCGATAAAGACTTGGGCTTGTCAATGCGTATTGTTCGCCAATACACAATTAACAACGATTCGATCCCGACTCGTGTTGATGTGCTGTATGGCTGGGCCCCGCTGTACCCCGAATTGGCTTGCCGAGTGGCTTCCTAATCAACCCATTAAAAAAGGAAATTAATCATGGCTAATCCAGGCGCAGCAAGCACCACCACTAACCACCCATCGAATCTTGCAACCAACCAAGCAATTCGCTTGATTGCCTCTGCACAATCGGTGAACCTTAACAGCGTAGGCGATACCGTTGCACAAATCCTAGTTTCAGGACGTGTCAGCGTTGCCTATGTGTTGTTGAGCAATGCAAGCACCAGCTTGACCACAGCAGCATTTGCGGTTTATACCCTGCCTGCCGCTGGCGGTACTGCTGTACTGTCTGCAACTACTCCCACAGGCGCTACTACAGCAGCTAAGGTTGTGAACACCGCAGCATCTTCAACCGATGTGATTACAGGCCAATACTTGTACATTCGCAACACCACAGCGCAAGCCGCTGCCGCAACCGCTGATATTTTCATCTACGGTTACGACCTGACTTTCCTGCCTTAATCGGCATGAAGTAAATGAAAGAGCCGCCCTCAAAAGGGGTGGCTTTTTCTGTTTTGAAGCATATAATTTGATGAACTGAAAGGACAACCATGTCTAGCAATTACGCACAAATTTCGGCAACTACCCTGATTAAACAGCAAGCAGGCAAGATCAAAGGTATTTTCTTCAGCGCAGCATCTGCAACACCCACAATTGCAATTTACGATGCTCAAACTGCCAGCACTAGCGTCAAAGTCATTGATACTTTTACCCCTGTTGCAGCAACAAACTACAATTTTTTGGATGGCATTACTACTGAAAACGGCATTTATGTTGTGATTGGCGGTACTGTAAGCTGCACGGTTTACTACGAATAAACTTCAAAAGTTTTAAGGAAAAAATATGGCTGTCAATCTTTCAATGCTGGCGGGGGTGGGGGCGCAATTTTTTGATAACAACGGCATTCCTTTGGCGGGTGGATTAATTTATACCTACGCCGCAGGAACTAATACACCTCAAGCTACATACACAACCAGTGCAGGATCAATAGCACACGCTAATCCGATTGTGCTTGATTCTGCTGGTCGTACTCCATCAGGTGGGGAGATTTGGCTAACTGATGCTGTTGCATATAAGTTTGTTTTAAAAACAGCAACATCTACCACCATTGGAACGTATGACAACGTAACTGGCAATTCAAGCGGTATTTATGCGGCTTTTGCGGCATCGTCTGGTTCGTCTTTGGTGGGGTTTATTCAAACAGGCACAGGTGCTACAGCTACTACGGTACAAGCTAGGTTACGTCAAACTGTAAGCGTTAAAGATTTTGGTGCTGTTGGTGACGGTACAACTGATGACACTACTGCAATTACAAATGCAATAGCTGCAACTCCTGTAGGGGGACAACTTTATTTTCCAACTGGAACATACAAACTTACATCAGAAATTGTCATTCAAAAATCAATAACTTTAAATGGTGACATAGGAAGATACGGCGATCTATTTGATGCAGATTGGACAGCTACGGGTGGTGGCACAGTCATTTATCAAACTTCATTAACAGCTAATGCAATTAGAGTTGAAAATGCTTCTAGTTCACAAAACATAATTTTCCAAGCCACTAATTTGGTAATTAGGGGTGCGTATGTTTCGCCTGGTGGTTCATCCAGCGGCAGTGGTTTGGTGTTAAAAAATACCTACGCATCAGCGCTACATTTTATTTTACGAAATGTTCAAGTTGGCGAAACACACGACTATGGCATTCGTGTAACAGGGCAAGTATATGGATGCCGAGCAGATAACGTAGGCACTTATTGGACAGGGAAAAATGGCATTTTGATTGATGCTGCACCAACTGGCACAGCAGCTTCTGAAATGCTTTGGTCTAATACTCGCGTATTTAACGCAGGAAAAAATGGCACAACTGTTTCAGAACAAATAGGATTACTTGTAAATAAACCTATTGGAAGTGGTATTAGATTTGAACAACTTATATGCTCTGTTAACAACGGCCCTGCGGCTAGATTTATTGGTGAAGTACAAGTAGATGGGATGTTGTGCGAGTCAAATGACCGTGTTACAGGCAATAACTATTACATTGGAATTGGAGATAATGCAGCGTCATCAACGTCTATTATTATTCGTGATTTAACTATATTGTTGACGGCAAATAGCCCAAGTGCGTTAGGTTACGAGGGAAATGTTTTATATTGTGAAGCTGCTGTAGGAAACCAAACTAGGCAAGTGCTAATAGACGGGGTTCGTTTTAATGGCGAGATTAGAAATAATGTTGGCTATCACGTTAAAAACACAAGTAATCAAATATTAAGCTATACGTTAACAAACGTAAGTTTGGAAACTGAGAGTGCGCTTTTAGTTGATGATAGTTCAGCATATTCAATAATTAACCAATGGAATGCTACATCGGCATTTTCTGCGTATTTAAGCGCAGGTGGTACAGATGTAACTGGTGATGGCACAGTTTACACTCCCGTATGGGACGCTGAAAGTTATGACAGCGAAGGTGTATTTTCTACATCAACGGGAAAGTTTACTTGTAGATCAGCAGGAAACTATCAATTTAATGTTGCTTTTCAATTAACTGGAATTGATACCGGTCAAGACCGAGGGTTTATTTATTTAAGAAAAAATGCATCGACTCTTATTGCTCAAGTATTGTTGCCAAGTATTGTTGCAATTAAATCTGGAACAAGTCGTGCCAATATTTTGAGTACATTTAATGTTGCGTTGGCGCGTGGTGATACGGTTTATGTTGAACTTGAAGTTGGTGGCGGTAGTAAAACTCTAGATATTGCTGGCACTGCAACAAACGCAACTTATTTTGCTGGTAGTCGTATTTATTAAAAATGGCTAATACCAAAATATCAGCCTTAACTTCAGCTACTACGCCACTGGCGGGTACTGAGACTTTACCTGTTGTTCAAAGTGGTGTAACTACAAAAGTTACGGTAGATAACTTGACTGCGGGGCGGGCGATTAGTGCATTATCAGCAACATTGACTAATGCTTTGTCGGCAACAAGTGGTGGTACAGGTTTAACTACTATTCCTACCAATGGTCAATTACTAATTGGTAACGGTACAAGTTACGCATTAAACACACTTAGCGCGGGTACTAACATTTCAATAGTTAATGCGTCAGGCACAATTACAATTAGCTCTACTGGGGGCGGTAGCAGCGGCTCAGGAAATGCTTACGCTTGGTTCATAAGCACATAAGGAAAATTATGTTAGTCCTAGACACAACATCAAAAACAATTACCGCAGTTTTATCTGCTGCGCCAGCGACAAACCAACCTAACTATGTTGTAGCTTGGGCAGACAACAATGGCACAACTTTTACAGAAGGTGCATCTGACGGAACTACAAATAGTACTACTACTGTAACAATGGTGGCTTCTCCTGCCGCATCTACCCGCAGAGTTATTAAGTCAATTTATATTCAAAACACCGATACTGCACAAGTAACAGTAACGGTGGGTTATTACAACGGAACAAATACAAGGGTTCTTGCCAAAGTCATACTTAATATAGGCGACACATGGACAACAGATGCCACATTTGACCCTAATGGGCAGCTCAAATATGTGTTTGGTTCTGTAAACGCAGCAACCCAACTTATTAACCAAGTGCCGACAGCTAATGGTGGTACTAACTTAAGTTCATTTACCGCAAATGGCATTGTCTATGCCTCATCTACAACCGTTTTAGCTACAGGTAGTGCACTGGTATTTGATGGTACTAATATGGGCATAAATGTTACGCCTAGTGCTTGGGGAAGTGCATATCGTGCATTAAATATTGCAAGCGCAGGAAATGGTCTTGCTGGCGCTACTGGAGGCGCGCAAACTTTTATTACTGCTGGCGCTTACTTTGACGGCACAAACTGGAAATACGCACAAAATTCATTTGCCTCGTACTACCAAACTTCTAGTGGCGGACATACTTGGACAACAGCCGCATCAGGCACGGCGGGTAACAACATTACCTTTACAACTGTAATGACGCTTAGCGCGGCGGGTAATCTAGGAATAGGCGTTACTCCAGCAGTAAAACTTGATGTACTAGGAACAATCCAAGCCGCCGCAGCAGCTACACAAGACGCTGTACGTCTTGCGGGTAGGGCTGGTGGTACGGGGACTTTTGCGGTAACCCTTACGCCAACAACATTAACTGCAAGCCGGACGTTAACACTGCCAGACGCTACAACTACTGTTGTTGGAACTGATGCAACTCAGACGTTAACAAACAAAACTCTTAGTAACGCAACTATTACTGGCACACTTACCGCCGGCGGTTCGGTTGGTACTAGCGTTCAATTTTTGCAATCTACTGGAACAGGTGTTCAATGGGCTCCTCCAGTTGCTGTTTTAGCAAAACAAACTGATGTTTTTACATCTGGAACATTGGCTACTTATACAGCACCCGCAAATACGCAATGGGTAAAGATTACAGTAGTTGGTCAAGGTGGCTCTTGTTTATCTTCAACTAGTGTCAGAGCAAATGGTGGTGGTGCTGGCGGTGTAGCATACAAATGGCTTGCTATGACCGCTGGGCAAACTTTAATTTATACAGTTGGAACAAGCGGCGCAGCTTCAACAGTTTCTTCTGGTACTTTAACTATATCAACCATAACAGCTAACGCTGGTTCTAATGGCACTACAAGTGCATATGCAGCATCATCTACAACTCAAACTGCTGGTGGCACTGCTTCTGGTGGTGACATAAATATAACAGGCGGCTCATCTGGAAAATCTTATGGAACATCAACTGCTATAACCACACAAGTTTGTGGAAAAGGTGGAGATTGTCCGGGATGGGGAACTGGCGGTGTTGGTGCGGCTATTACTGCTGGTGTTGGAGGAGATGCAACTGGTTATGGTAGCGGGGCTGGTGGTTGTTTAAATACACTTGGTGTTGGCAGTTCAGGTCCCGCTATTATTATTTTTGAAGCATATTAAAAGGTTAATCATGGTAACAACTTGGACAATTACACAGCTTGAACACAAAATAGCAAATAAATTTGTGACTGTTGCTCATTGGACTGCAACGGCAACAGATGAAGGCAATTCATTGTCTATTTCCAATGTTTGCGGTTGGCCTGAAAGCGAGCCTACAATTCCATACGATGAGCTTACACAAGACATAGTGTTAGATTGGATTTGGGCAAATGGAGTAGACAAAAATGCAGTAGAAGCAGATTTAGCTACCTACTTTGAATTGCAAAAAAATCCCGTCAGTGCAACTGGCTTGCCTTGGTAAAAAATATGAACTTACCTCAATTACCCCAAGACAAAGCCAATCATCTGGCTTACGGTGCGTTGACGTTTTGCCTTGTTTTTCTGGTAGCGCATTTCTTTTTTCCAAGCATTCAATTAGGTTTTGCTTTTCTGATTACAGTTATTTCAGCCGTTGGCAAGGAAGCCAGTGATGCTTGGATCAACTGGAAAGCCACTGGTGACCCAATGAAAGGGCCGCACGGGGTTGAATTGCTGGATGCAGTGGCTACAATTTCTGGCGGTGTTTTGGCTAGTTTGCCTTTGCTTATATTGCAAATCCCAATAATTTAAGGATTAAAAATGACTCAGCCAATAGACATTATTACCAGAGCCATGAAAGATATTGGCGCTATTGCTGCTGGTGAAAATCCAACGGCTGATGAAGCGCAAGACGGTTTGGATATGCTTAACGATATGTGCGCCCAATGGTCAAATGAAAACATGATGGTTTTCTATCGCACAGAATTGATTTTTCCAACCGTGCAAAATACAGTGCAATACACATTAGGGCCAGGCGGTTCTGTGGGCGCTACTTTTACGGGATCAATTGCTGCCAACATCTTGACCGTTACAGCCATTACCAGTGGCGGTATCACAATGGGCATGACTTTATCGGGAACTGGCATTACCGCTGGAACAACTATTGTGGGATTTGGCACAGGCGCAGGCGGCAACGTTAAAGAAGCTGGTACTTACACGGTCAGTATTTCGCAAACGGTCTCTAGCACTACGATTAGTGCTTATTACGAACGCCCATTGACCATTGAATCAGCCTTTGTGCGGGTTGCTACAACACAAGGAGGGTCTAATGTTGCTGGCGGTTATTTGGACTATCCTGTGGCTATCCTAAGCCTTGAGGAATACGAATCTCTTGGCATTAAACAACTAAATGGCCCTTGGGCAAAGATGATCTACTATATGCCTGCCGAAACCCTTGGCACGGTGTATGTGTTTCCCAACCCGTCACAGGGTGAACTGCACTTGTTCACGCAAACTATTTTTAGGCAATATCAAACCATCAACGACACAATTACTTTGCCACAAGGCTACAACATGGCTTTACGGTGGTGTCTTGCTGAACGTTTGATGCCTATGTATGGCAAGTCAAGCCAGACGCAAATTGCATTGATTACCAGTTATGCAGCACAGGCAAAGGCTACGATCAAGCGCACCAATATGCGCCCACCGCAAGTTTCCCGCTATCCAGATGCGTTGATGATGGGTAAAGCTAAAGATGCTGGCTTTATACTCGATGGCGGCTTCCGATGATTTATAAACTCGTTATAATGGTGGCTTTATTAAGGAGTAGCCATGAAAGCGGGAAGACCAGAAAACACACCAGAAATTTTGTGGGGCAAAGTAAATGTTAAAAATCCTAATGAATGTTGGCCTTGGATTGGTAGTATTACCAAAAGCGGGTATGGCAGAACATGGATCAATGACAAAGGCTATTACGCCCATCGAGTAATTTTTAACCTAGCCAACCCAAATATGATTCAATTAAGTGCGCCAACAAACAAAAAAGCTAAAGGCTTTTTGATGCACACCTGCGACAATCGTATTTGTTGTAATCCCAATCATTTGCAAGTTGCTAATTTGCGAGAAAACAATTTGGATGCTCAAACAAAAGGCAGGGTCAAGCACAAGATTGGTGGCGATCACCATCGTTCTGTTTTTACCAATGAGCAAATTGATGAAATCATGTCTTTGCGTAACAATGGCATGACTATGCGTTTGATTGCGGAAAAAATGACATCCAAATTAGCAACAATTAAATCCTTGATTAGAAGGAAAACCTATGCCTGATTTTGGTTTTGTCGGGGCTTCCTATGAAGCGCCATCTATTTATCAAGACGCACAGGAGTGCATTAACTTCTTTTGCGAGATTGACCCTACCAAGCAGCAGGGCGCAAGAGGGGTGGTGGCAATGTATCCAACGCCTGGCCTTGTCAAGATTGCTCAGTTATTGGCAGCAGAGGTGCGGGGCTTGCACACTTTGTCAAATGAAAATTACTTTATTGCCGTGGCTGGTAATCTGGTTTACAAGGTGGATGCCAGTTATACAGTTACCCAAATTGGCACTTTAGCCACCAGCACAGGCCAAGTTTCTATATCTGATAACGTCACCAATAATGGCATGACTGCTTACATTGTGGACGGCGTAAATCGCTATACATGGATTGAATCTACCAATACGTTTGCAACACTGGCAAGCAGTGATGGCCCGTGGCGAGGCGCTACGGTGGTTGATTCTATTGATGGATACAACATATATAACCAGCCAAATACGTTTAATTGGGCTTGTACTGACTTGAATTCAAGTTCATCTAGCCAAGCCTTGTACGGGTCTGCTAACGGCTTTCCTGACAACATTGTGAGCCTTATTGTTGACCGCAGGCAAGTTTATGTGCTTAAAGATGTGACTACCGAGGTTTGGACAGATGTAGGCAATACGATTACAGGGATTACGACTTTTCCATTTGCTCGAGTGCCTGGCACGACCGTGCAATCTGGTGTAGGTGCGGCATTCTCTGTGGCAAGGTTTGGGACTTCTTTTGCCGCTGTCTGTAAAGATACCCGAGGCGACTCAACCATTGAAGCAATGGTTAATTATGAATACAAAAAGTTTTCTACCCATGCTGTAGAACAGTCTTTGATGAATGAAGTAACCAGCGATGCGGTGGCTTATACCTACCAAATTGAGGGTCACGAAATGTATGTAGTGACTTTCCCCTCAGTTGGTGAATATGGCCTAACTTGGGTTTACGATGGGTCAACCCAGCAATGGCACAAATGGCTGTCTTGGGATTCCGACCTTGCTGTTTATAAGCGCCATCGTTCAAATTGCGGGTGTTTCTTTAACAATGAATACATCGTTGGGGACTATGAGAATGGCAAGTTATATACCATTCAAAACGAGGTATATACAGAAGATGGCGCAACAATTCGCCGTTTGCGCCGTGCGCCTCATATAACCACTGATTTGCAAAGACAGTATTTTGAATCGTTCCAGATTCAGTTTCAGCCAGGCGTTGGCCTCAGTACAGGTCAAGGTGATGATCCTCAAGCCATGTTGCGCTGGTCAAATGATGGCGGTTCTACTTGGTCAAACGAGCATTGGGTAACCATTGGCAAGATTGGTCAGTATGCCAACCGTGCGCTTTGGAGGCGTTTGGGCTACGCAAGGGATAGAATTTTTGAAGTTGTAGTTAGCGATCCTGTAAAAGCTGTCATAGTTTCCGCTGAGTTGAAAGCAAGCGCAGGGGAAAATTAATGGCAACAATGCCAAACACCAATATCAACATACCGTATTCGGCATTTATTGACGAATCTACGGGCAGGCCAACTCAGGCTTGGTTGTTGTGGTTGATGAGTCCAAATTTTATTACGGTGAATCTTGGCTCTGCATTGGCGGTTACTTCTGGCGGCACAGGGTTAACCACTATTCCCACAAATGGGCAGCTTTTAATTGGTAACGGCTCAGGCTATACCCTAAACACCCTTGGCACTGGCGTTGGCATTTCAGTTGTAAATGCGGCAGGCACAATCACAATTTCAAATACTGGCGTTTTGTCAAACATTGCAGGCAGTGGCATATCAGTATCAAGTGCCACAGGAAATGTAACCATTGCTAACACTGGTGTTTTGTCATTTTCAGGTGGCACAACTGGGTTGACCCCAGCAACAGCTACCACGGGCGCTGTATCTTTGGCTGGCACATTAGGTATTGCCAACGGCGGCACAAACACCACAGCGACTCCTACAGCCTATGGCGTGGCTTATGGCACAGGTACGGCGTATGCGTTTACTGCGGCGGGGACAACAGGACAAGTACTAACCGCAACTACGGGCAGCGCACCTACATGGGCATCTCCAGCAACTAGCGGCACGGTCACAAGCGTTTCTGTGGTGTCTGCCAACGGCTTTGCAGGCACTGTAGCAACCTCTACAACAACTCCAGCCATTACCTTGACTACCAGCGTCACAGGTGTTCTTAAAGGCAATGGCACGGCAATCTCTGCTGCTGTTGTAAACACCGATTATTTAGCACCGTCTGCGCCAGTGACCAAGACCGCCGATTTCACCGTGGCGGCAACTGACGTTTGGCTAATCAACAACAAAACAGGGTCAACCTGTACCGCAACTTTGCCAGCAGCTTCAAGTTGGTCAGGTCGGGTTTTGCGGTTTTTAAACTACCAAGCGCAAACAGTTGTGTCGGCATCTTCCAATGTCGTGCCTCTGACGGGCGGGGCTGCGGCTACATCCATTTTGCTGGCAAGCACAGGCGATTCTGCTACTCTGGTATCGGACGGCTTGAACTGGCTGGTGACTCAGTACATACCAAATAACATCTTGTTGCTGGAATAATGATGAATTACAATCATATTAGTCCATTTGTTTTCATAAAGGAAATATTGTGAACGATCTGGAATTGCCAAAACAAGTAAGTCGAGAGCAAATAGAACGTTTGCAAGCTGAAATGGTCAAATATCCTCAAGCTGAATTGCAAACTGAACATTTTTTTAGCCCTGGTATGTATTGCCGCCGAGTTTACCGACCAGCAGGAACATTGATTGTGGGCAAAGTTCATAAAGAACCCCACTTCTTTTTATGCGCTAAAGGTGAAATAATCGCATGGACAGAAAACGGCATGAAGAAGTTGCAAGCTGGCGATGTTGTAGAAAGCAAGCCAGGCACAAAACGGGTAACTTTGGCAACAATGGATTCAATTGGAATCACAATTCACAAAACTGATAAAACAGATTTGGATGAGATTGAAGCTGAATTGGTTGAACCTGATGAGACTTCACTTTTTGATTCTGGAAATAAACTGAAACAAATCGTAAGTCAAATAAAAGAACTGGAAGGGAATTAATATGACTTTTGTAACAGCAGCATTAATTGGCGGCGGGGCGGCATTAATTGGCGGCAAAATGCAATCAGATGCAGCCAGATCAGCCGCAAATACTCAGCTTGAGGGTACAAAATATGCTTCTCAACAACAACGGGAAATGTTTGATCTTCTAAACAAACAGCAAGAACCCTACCGAGAAGCTGGCTATGGTGCGTTGAGCAAAATCAACACGATGCTGCCGCAGTTCACAAGGACATTTACACCTCAAGATTTAACTGCCAACCTTGCACCTAACTATGAATTCATGAAACAACAAGGGTTAGGGGCGACTGCTCAAGGTGCAAACGTCTCAAGCCCAGGCTCAAACGTTGATCTTGCCAAAACTATTTTTGCGGAAAAGTTTGCCCAAAGCGGCTATCAGGATGCGCTTACAAATTTTCGTAATCAGCAGACCGACATTTTTAATCGGTTATCTGGCATTGCTGGCATTGGTCAAACAGCCCAAGGACAAGCCCAAGCACTTGGCTCGTCAACAGGTACAAACTTAGCCAACCTTGCTACTGGCGGTGCAAATGCAATTGCTGGCGGTCAAGTTGGTTCGGCAAATGCTATGGCTGGAGGTTTGCAAGGAGTTGGTAATGCGGCAATGATGTATGGAATGTTAAGCCGACCAGCAGTTTCATTAGCAACTTAATTTAAGGTAAAAAATGGCAGATATTAATCCAATTACTCCCGTTGCTAGTGGAATTCAGCCAACGCCACAAATGTCACTTGTTGACATGATGAATCTTGCTCGTGGTTCACAAGCATATCAACAAGCAGCACAAGTCAATCCATATTTAGCAAAACAAGCGCAACAGCAAACTCGTACAGGAGAAATTGCTTTAAGCGTAGAAGAACAAAAAAATAAAGAACGTTTAGATATGCAAACGTTTTTTTCTAATCCAGCTAATTATCAAACAAATGGGCGTATTGATATTGACAAAATAAACGCCGAAGTGCCTAAATATGCGCCTTTAACTGGGTCTGAGTACATTAATAAAATGAGCACGTTGAGCACGGCGCAAACCAATGCAATTGATGCTAAACAGAAACTGACTCAAGATCAACGTAGCATGATTGGTCAAAGATTTTCTATCTTAGGTCGAATGGGCGTACAAGATAAAAATGCTTATATTAAAGAAATGGATTTATTAAAACAAGAAAATCCAGACAATTCTGATTTGCATAAATTAATTGACGCATATAAAGTAACTTGGAATGAAATGCCATCTGGCCCTGATTTGCCTGGTAAGGCAATAGCTGGCGCACAAACTTTATTGACTCCTGCTCAACAACAAACAACATTTGCACCGCAAGCAGGCACACTTGCTACTGGTGCTGAGATTAAGCAAACAGTAACAACACCAAGCGTTGGCGGTCAAGCGCCAAAGATTGAAGTTGGTGGAACACTAGCATATTCTCAATTACCGCCTGGCAGCCGCATGACTGATACAGGCACAAAAGATTTGAACAACAATTCAATCTTTAATGTTTTTGATGCAAATGGCAGAGCATTAGGTCAAACAACTGTACCTCTTGGAGTTGCGGAAGAAAAATTGCCTGGCGCTGCCCCTGCGACTACTCAACCCGCTGGCGCTGCTGAAGTTAGTGGGCTTGAAGTTAGTGGGCCAGTAACACAAAAACAAATTGTTGGTACGCCAATAACTGCCGCTGCACCTGTGCTTCAAAATGCACCTGTAAGGCTTCCAGCAGGCCCAACAGCAGCAGAACAAGTTAAAGCTGGTGCTGAGGTAGCGCCAGGCATGAGATTGCCTTATACCGTCAGATCAGCAAGCCAACCTTTTCTTGCAGAACCAAGTGAAGAAAAAGATAAAACTGCTGGCGCTGACTACCGCAACAATTTGGTAAATGCTCAAATTGGTTTGCCGCAAGCCCGTAGAAATACCGAAGAAGTAATGAAGTCAGCAAATGAAATATCTAATCAATTATTTGAAATAGAAAAATCAGGCGGTTTCGTTGGAAATATGGGTAGAAAAATTAGATCAGCTATTGGCAGTGATAAATACGATTTGCTTGCTAAAGACTTGGCGCAACAAGCCATTACTCAATCTAAAACAATGGGTTCTTTGGGTGTAACTGTTGGCGGCTTGGATATGACTTCTGTAGCTAACGGCACAACAAAAATTCCACCTGATGTATTGGTGACAATTGCTAAAAGAATTGAAGCAGATCGAACCAATATGGATATGCAAGCTAA